ACGCAGCCAACACCAAGCTTTTCAAGCTGATGGCTGACACCCGCAACATGACGGAAGCCGTCAAAGCCCGCGAGGCCTTTGCCGCTTTCATCACGCAGCCCATCCTCAACGTCATCGAGTCTTCGCCGGTTATCGGCAACCTCTTTACGTCGTGGAGCTACGATTACGGCACACCCGCCTCGATTCCGTTGGCCCCGCTGTTTGACATCAAGCAGGCCGACTTCGTCAAGGTCTGGGCTCAGTCCCGCCCGGGTGGCCTTGCGTCGTCCCAGAACATGGACGTGTCTGAGCTGATGGTTTCGACCTACGCCCTGACCTCGGCCATCAACTTCCCGCTGAATTACATCCGCGCTGCCCGTGTTGACGTGGTCGCGGCCTACCTCCAGCGCGCGGTTCAGGAGTTCCTCTACAAGCAGGAGGCCAACTCGTTCGCCGTTCTCGGCGCTGTCGCTGCCCAGTCCACCTACGTTCTCCCGAACTCCACCCCGTATCAGATCCTCCGGTCTTACACGCAGGGCTCGGTTGTTCCTCAGGACGTTAGCCGCCTCGTGACCCTGATGAGCCGTGTGAACAGCTCGTGGGCCGGTGCGACTCCTGCTGGCGCTGGTCGCTCGATCACGACTCTCGTGGGCTCGCCTGAGTTCATGGAGCAGATCCGCAATATGGCGTTCGAGCCGTTGAACACCAAGCTGGGTTCGACCTTCCCCCTCGGCGGTCCTGAGGCCTTCCGTAACGACATCTACACCTCGGTGGGTAACCCCTCGATCTACGGTATGGAACTCGTCAATGTTTACGACATGGGTATTGGCCAACGCTACAATATCGTGTTCGGCAACTACGCGAGCACCAACGCCTACCCGAACTACGGTCTGGCCGCTACGACCGCCGCGTTCTCGCCCGGTTCTGAGCAGATCGTGCTCGGTATCGACAAGCGTCAAGACTTCCTTGCCCGCCTCGTGGAGACCAATCCCGATGACGGCTCGACTCTTGAGACGCTGCCGGACAATCAATGGAGCAACCGTAGCGAGACCATCGGCTACTACATGAAGATCCGTGAGGGTCGCGTGGCACTGGATGGCCGTAATTGCGTCGGTCTCATTTACTAATTCTTCTCCAAGAATAACTTCAAACCCGCTCAGCAATGAGCGGGTTTTTTCTTTTACACCTAACGAAGATTGGGGAAATCTTCCAAACTCCAGTATAACTCTCCTCATTTCACGTGTAATAGGGTCTGGCGGGGCACCACCTCTCCAAGGAACGGCTAACCATTCAGTCCCATTATATCGTCATGAGTAAATTATCGTCACCCAAGGTCGGTTCAGAAAAAACTGTGGCTACAAAGCCTCTTGATATGTCAAAATCCAAAGTGGCTACAGCTGCACTGCCCGCCCGCTCGATCTATGAGATCATGGGGATTGTCTCCAAAGAGTATCGTACTCATGACTATGAGACCTACCAAGAGGATCTGAAGGCTATGACCCTTCACGCCCTTCATGAACACGCTTATGAAGTGGGTGTGGCGGCCACCGAAGACCGCGCCCATCTCATTGACGCTCTAGAGCGCAAATTCATTCAAGAGCATGGTCGCCAAGGGCGGACGCGCGAAATCTCTGAAAAAACTCAAGCGCAGGCTATGCGAGATCAGGCTTTGCGTGCTTTGTCCCACGGAGTCTAATCTCTTGGGCAAACTGTATCGTTTTACGTGTAACCTCCTATGTCCAGCGCGCGGCTAAACGGCTAATCTCACTCATCTTACCATGTCCTTTTGTACTAACGAAGTCTTGACTCTTGCCTCAGGTATCTGGCAGACTATCGGGTCACCCACATCTGTGTCCGTGGGTTTTATCTCGGGCTGGATTACGTCCAGTGGTGGGATGCTGGGGGACATCAATATGAAGTTGGATAGCTGTTTTTACGTCTCCGGAGACAGTCCATGCATTGCTGGTGGGTTTGGGCCGCAGGAGGCCTATATCGCCTCCCTCATGTATGAGTCGAACTACTATGAGCTAAAGTCTCTCACGGCTCTGGCGGGCTTAGGGGTTCCTTGGACGAATATGAAAGAGGGTGATACCTCGGTGACTCGCGAGAGCACGGTGTCAATCTCCAAGCAGTATCTGTCGCTGAATGCCAATGCTCAGAATCAAATGCGTATCGCCATGCACGACTATAAGCTCAACAAGTCTCTGCCGGGCACCGTAGACGGTTCGGATCTGTATTCGTTCCCCTCGCCTTGATGAGGGGATTACCCCATCGCGGCCATGGATGATTTCCTAAATTTCGGCGTTCAGGCCCTCTTTGTGGGCGGGAACGCCCCATACAGCAGCTCGTTCGAGAATCTGGCCACCAGAACGATAGAGGGAGTCCAATCTGCCTCAATCTCGTTGACTATTCCACGCTCGAATCAGTTCGGGTGGGATGGCGGCGGCAATCAGGAGATTGTGGATAGGCCCCGCGCAGACCTGTCCTTCTCGTATGCCTTCGCCAGTGGGTTGAATGAGCGCAATATCGGGCTAAACGTCAGCCAATCGACTCCAGCCCTAGCCTCGGTCAATTTAGAGAGAAATTACTACCTGCTGGCAAACGAGGCGCATCAGGACGCCAATTCCTATCGCGGCTGGGACAACAAGGTCTTGGCTCTTGGCAACGGGGTTCTGACCAACTACTCGTTCTCTGCCGGGGTAGGTCAGATTTCTACAGTTTCAGCCACAGTGCAAGGGCTGAATCTGCTCATTCAGAACAGCGGCTCTGGTCAGTTCTTGCCATCTATCGTGAAGCGGGATGGGTCCCAATGGACTGGAACCTACGTTCTGCCATTTGCCGCCGCATCAATCAAAAGCTACTCCGATGCTGCGCCGGGCAACCTGATTCTCTCCTTTAATACTGGCTGCGCGCTTGGCGCGGTTCTCAGCGGAAACACTGCTTGCCCACTCCAGTCCTTCCGCTTTGACATTGATATTCCAAGGACCGATGTCAAGGATCTTGGTTGGGCCTACCCGAATAACCGACCAGTCATGTGGCCGGTTACCATTGGGATCAGCGCGGACGCCTATCTGAATGGGATTCAAGCTGACGCGCTGAACCGTTTCAACTGTGCAGACTCGGGTTATGACTTCACGGTCGGATTCCGCAATGCCTGTGGATCTACTGATGACATTCAATTCCGCTTTCTTGGTGCGAAGCTAGACTCCCAGACCTTCAATTCTCAGATCGGCTCTATGACCAAGGTGTCATTCAACTGGTCCATGAAGATCATGGATATCGCGCGGGCCACGCCGAATTTCTACGCGTTCTCTAGCGGAACCGCATATACGAGCATCGTTTTCCCTCAGGTCGAATACACCGCCGCGCTGCTCCCGCTCCAGATCAATTTCGGCACCAGCGCCTACATCACGGTGATTTCTGGACCGACTATCATGGTGGCCAATTCTGGCTATGTGGCAGACACGCCCGATACGTCTATCATTCGGATCACGGAAACTGGAACCGCTCTGACTAGCGACATCACCGTTACGGTGACTTGAGCCTAGCTTTTGGTGGCTGAGACGTTGGCCTCTATGACCTCTGAAAGGGGGCGAGCCTGTGCCGAGAACGCTTTCTGGTTCAGGTCTTCTAGCTCCTTGGTGATGGAATCGATCAGATTCTGATTGTAAGAGATCGCACCTCGATACTGTTCGATGCCGTTCTTGAGAGCTTCGAGCTTTGCTGTCTCGTCATTGAATCGAGAAATCAGATTTTTCTTATCCGCTGTCAGACGTTCTAGGTGAATGCGGAGGGTTGGTTGGTCTTGTGATGAGTCCATAAAGGGGATTGGCTACAGAACAACGAGTGTGGCCGATGCGCTGACTGTGCCGCCGCCATTCGACACGTCAACAGAGTAAATGCCGCCGTCTCCGGGCGCGACCGTGAAACTGTAAGAGCTTGAGTCTGTTCCCACTGGATCTCCGTCTTTCATCCACTGATAATGAAGATTTGCGCCTGCTGATGTTGTCACTGTGAAATTCGCACCATCTCCAATATTAAGAGAATACGTCCCGCCGCCAGACGGAGGAGAACCGCCTGTACCGCCTGTGATAGAGCCTCCATCGATGACTGGCGCGATGATGCTGATAGTCACGTTTCCTGATGTGTCGCTTCCGCCGCCATTGGAAACAACACACGTATAGTCTCCATCCGTGGAGGCGCTGAGCGTGAATTGGTATGAGGATGTGGTTGCGCCCGTTCCGACCACAACATTGTTTCCATTCAGCTTCCATTGGTAGGACAGATTTGTTCCTGCGGAGGTCGTGACCGTGAGAGTTAGAACATCGCCCTCGTTGTATGGTCCAGCTCCTGTTGTACTGCTGATAACCGGCGCGATGATGCCGATGGTCACATTGCCCGAAGTGGCACTTCCGCCACCATTGGAAACAACGCACGTGTAGTCTCCATCTGTAGAAGTGCTGAGCGTAAACTGATAGGAGGATGTGGTTGCGCCTGTTCCGCCGATCACATTGTTTCCATTCAGCTTCCATTGGTAGGACAGATTTGTTCCCGCAGAAGTTGTGACCGTAAGCGTTACAACATCACCCTCGTCGTATGGTCCAGCTCCTGTTGTGCCACTGATGACCGGAGCGATGATACCAATCGCCACGTTGCTTGATGTGTCGCTGCCAGCCGCATTGGAGATGACACACGTATAATTTCCGTCTGTAGAAGTGCTGAGAGTAAACTGGTAAGAGCTGGTGTCTCCTCCGGTTCCTACGGTGACATCCGATCCATTCAGCTTCCACTGATAGGATAGCGGCGCTGTTCCGGCGGATGTAGATACGGTGAGGGTCAAGACATTTCCTTCGTTGTAATTACCGGCACCAGTGGTTCCGCTGATAACAGGGATGATGACAACCGTCAGCGCCACGCTATTGCTTGTGGCGTCTGGTAATATGCCATTACTGACAACGCAGTCGTAATTGGCGGCGTCCGCAGCGCTTGAATTGGAGATAGTCAGCGTCGCCGTTGTAACTCCAGAGTAATGTCCCGCGTTTGATAGGTTGGAGCCATTCTTTCTCCATTGGTATGTAAGGGTTGGTGCGCCGGATGCCACGATAGTAAAGGTTGTAGTTGCCGTCTCATTGACTGAGTGGGCAACGGGCTGGACTGTGATGACTGGAGAGCTGATATACGATATGGCTTTGAAATAGTATCGGAGATCAGTCCCGCTCGATTTGTAGTTTGTGTTGTAGTCAATTTGATCAACATCTGGACTGCCGTTTCCAGCTGACGCTTCATATCTATCAGCCAAATCAGCTCCCAATACCTTGAACTCAACATTTGCTCTGGCGGCTGTGGATCTAGGTTTGAATATATCGTCTAGATCGACAAGCGAAACTTTATAGTCAGAAGCCATTGATCTCTTCTACCTTTTTCAATCTGGCATCAATCTCTTTTGTGGCTTCTACGAGAATTGCGGCAATCCTACCGTAGTCCACGCTTTCAATTTGGCCAGAAGAGTTTTTTCCTACAAGCGTGGGGGCGATAGAGTAGACGTTCTCTGCTATCAGTCCGATATCGTTGTCCAGATCCTTGTTATTCCAGTCGAATCGAACGCCAGAAAGCTGTCGAACCATATCCATAGATCCGTCTAGGGGGCTAATATTATCTTTGAAACGCGCAGATGAGGTTGTGTTTACAGACGCTGCCGTAAACGCGTCATCAGTTTTTAGTGAGCTTGCTCCATCGCGATATAGATTTGTGTCCATGCTCCCACCAAGGCCCCATTCGATATGTCCACCATTCCTAAAATAGAGGTATCGAGCTTGAGATGTATTACCCAGATAAATGTCTTCGTTGAATGTAGCGATGCCGTCAAAATCAGAGGTCGCGCCTACGTTTAGATAATCGCAGTTGACAGAGCCGTCATTGCCACCCATGGATATGGTTTCGCTTCCGGCGGCGTTAGTAAGACTAAAATACCCGAAATTGCTTTGTTGACCAATAGATGCAACCGGTACGGATGAAACATTTGTAAAAGATATCAATCTATCATTGCCGAAGATAGGCACTGCCCGAATGATAATCTTAGCGTCCCCCCCTGCTCCTATAGTAACGCCTTCGCTGTTCATAGACACAGCATTTGTACCAGCTCCACCCGTAAACGAGCCTCTAACAACCGCATTTCCAAACTCTGCATTGCCACTTGGATCAATTCTCCAGCCCTTTACTCCCGGCGAGAAAGATTCTGATTGAATCGATAGACCGCTTAGCGCAAGCACCCCATACTGAGTCGCGTTATTTGTCGTTGCTCTCAGTCCCGCCGCTTTGCCGTTAGCGTCCAGATTGAAACCCCAGCTCGCGACAGCCACGCCCCCAATCCCATTAGTCTGTCCAGTTACATAGGCATTCGCCATGATCTGGACTGACGCATTCACACCTGTTGTACCCGCGAGGAGATTGTTCGTGTAGACCGCTGAAGCCCCACTGGTGGACGCAATAAGCTGATTGGTAGTGTTTATCTGAGCGTTAGTGTAGCCGCTGACTGCTGCCGTGAGACCGATGGAATAATTAACGTTGGCTTGGCCTGTATTTGCAATAACCTGTCGGACATCAACAATTTGCCCGTTCGTATAACCCGACAAGCTAGTCACGGACGCGCTGACCGAATTGATCTGCTGCGAGAGAATACCGCTCGCGGTCGCCACTATCGTGTTCATCTGGTAGATCTGACCTGTCGTGTAGCCAGATAAGCCAGAATATCCACCGGCAAGTAGCGTGAGCTGCTGGTTGATGTTAAAATACGCGCCCGAGAAACTGCCGTTCGGGTTAATCCGCGTCGGGCCGTAGATGTTACACCCGGTGTAGCCGAAGGTATCAACCAGCGAGAACCACATGTAGTAATCGTTGATCTGGTAAACGTTGTTGATGACGATGTCCGTTAGGTTCGGGGTGGCGTAATTCTGATTGCCGAACTGTGGAACAAACGACGGGCTGTTGTTATACCAGAGATAGACTCCGCTGATATCCACATCAGTAACTTGCGGTGTAAAGCTGTACTGGAATCCGCCGTTGAATCCTACGAAACCAGAGGCCTGCGGTGGTTTGGGCGGTGGATTATTCATCTTCAAACGCCCGCCGGTAGCGATATTTCCATAGGCATCCATCGTGTCCACGTAAAGGTCGAATCCGCGCCGAGCTGGGCCACCGAGGCCAGTGTAGAGAAAGCCTGCTGGGAAAGCATAGCTGGAGTTGTCGCGGCCAGAAATGATCACTGTCGGGCTCAGGTAGTTGGAGGTACCGTCAAATCCGCTAACACGAATCCGATAGCCAGTTACCAGATCATAGGCCGGGCTACTGAACCCATCGCTATTCTTTTGGAAGTTCCACCCAAGCGTTGGATTTTGACCAACGAATCCGGTGTAAGCGCCGTTACTGGAAAATAGATAGTCGTCAAAATTCTCAGTGATAAAAACACCAGACAGTGGTGGGGTGCGGCCAAAAGGATTGGTCGCCGGGACCGTGTAGCTCGCATTGATATACGAAGAGATTTCTCCACCCAGACTTACAGCGGCCACATTGAACTCATAAGTGCCTACCTCGGCGGCCCAAGTCGTAAAGTTTGATGGCGTGACGTATTGATCTGTTGATGAGGTCGCGTAGGCGCGGCCAGATACGACGTATTGCGAGAAATTCCTACCCTTGTCTGGCGTGTCGGTCCACGTCACATAGAGATTCTGATAGAACGTATTGTCAGCTAGCGCGCCAGTCTGATAAGCAATATTTAGCGCGCTTGGCGGACGAATAGAGGTCGAATCTCCGTTATTGGGCGGATCATCAACGATAGTGTAGCCCGTAGAGATCAGGAAGTTGACCCCGGTGCTCGCCTGAAGACCCAAGACCTCAATTTTGCCCGGCTCGATCTCGGAGGTGGCCAAGCACGTGTAGAAAGAGGCGGTGTTGAAAATTCCAGTGTAGCCGCTCGCTGACAGAGTCCATGGACTGCCAATGTAAATACCAGAGTCAAACTGGCCCGCCATTCCAAGGCGCGTGTAGGTTCCGGGGGTGTCAATGACACGATACGTTTCAATCTGCGTCTGACGAATTGAGCTGATCTGGTTTGATCCTGTGACCGTCATTGGATCGGCCACGGCCTTTGGCGTGATTGCCGTGAGGGTGTATGTGACGCCAGCTTCTAGGGTCACCGGACGGTCCAGATCAACGAAACTGCGACCCGTGCTAAACCCTGCGATTCTTCCGCCTTGGCTCCTGTTGTTTCTGAAATTGTCGTAGACAGCGAAATTATCACCCGGCCTCAGATAAAGCCCTTCAAGAGAGGTCTGGAACGTGACCGTTTCGGTCAATAGACGCTCAGTTTGCAGGGCCCAAGTGCCAAGGCGATAAGCCTGACCGGGAGAAGAGCAGGCAAAGGCAGTGATATCCTTTTGGACATAGCCATATCTCTGAATGCCCTCTACGTCCTCGATGTACTGGATGGCCTCGCGAAACCCATTGTTTGGGTCGCGCCATTTGACCATTGCAACGGTTGACCTAGTGTTCTTAGCCGTGTCCGAGTATGAGAATGATCCATTTACGACGTTTGCATTTGTGAAATCGTATACAGGATATTTCGTATCAGCTGATTGGCTCAGCTGGATTGTTCCATTGGCATAATACATCATGCCACGGAACGTGGAAGCGAGATTCAGAAGAACCGAATACGCTTGATCCGGCTGTTGAATAGCCACGTTGCATGTGAAGCGTGGCTCCAGTCCGCCATCTCCATCATCGACCATTTCATCGCAGTATTGAGCGATTTGGTAGAGCGTCCATTTGTCTATCGACGCCGCCGAGATGTAGTCTCCAAGGCCATGGACGGGGTCCGTGACCATGTCGTAGAAGACCCATGCGGGATTATCGGTCCAAACGCCAGTGCGGAAATCGCCGGTCCAGATCGTTGGGTAGGACGCTGGGATGATGGTTGGAGTGATATCAGTGGAAAAGACTGTGAGTGGGACTGGCGACGCGGTCGCGGTCGCGTCCTCGCTAATGGTAAAGGACGGTTCGATCACCGCGCGATTTACAGACGTTATGTAGGTATTGGCCGGAATACCCACTCCGGTAACTTTCATTCCATACTCTACGCCCGTTGTGAAATACGCCAGATTATTTGGCTCCACGCCAACCTGCTTGTTCCCAGCTATCAGGTTGCCGCCTATCGCAAACGTATTATATCCATAGTTATATTTTGTCGGAGTATAACCATTTGGGACGCTCAAAAGCATACCCATTATATCGTATGACCGATTGGGAATAGAAGAGAACTGATTCGATGCAATGCTAATCGCCGACATGGCGCTATTCGGATAGGCGTACCCGTTCGCGGAGACCACCGAGATCGAATCCACAAAGATTGCATTCTGCGTGCGAGTTGACTGGATATCCTCGGAAACGCGGCGGACTCTGATTCTCCATGAATAGCGGGATGACGGCGGAGTCGTCTTGGGCAACACGTAGGTCACCGTTTGAAGATATGCCGTTGTGCATTTTCCATTGATTACGCTTACAGCATTGGCAGATGGGCCATCAGTAGGCGATTGTGCGACATAGGCCCCGTTGTTCAAGGAAATGTCTACCGCATAGGACAGCTCAAACCCGTTCGTGTTGCCGTTGTTGTCCTGCGTGTATAGCGCAGGCACCCGGACTGTCATGCGGATGGAATCGGCGTCGGGATACGTGTCGGTGCTAATCGTGGTGACTACCGTTTTGTACGGGCCAGCACCAATGGGAGGATTAGAAATTAGGGTGTTGGACTGAAGGGGGATGGCGACCTCAACCTTCTGAAAACCGCTAATGCCACTTTGGGACGCCGATCCCAGCATGTAGTCATAGAAAAACCCAGCGCCCGACACATTGTAATTGTATGACCCATCCACATTCCTGATGGGCACATCGTCAAAATAGATCGACATCAGCGGGTCCATGGGCAACGACGGATTCTTCTGCGCAAAGCCCGAGATTGGCCCTTCACACAGAAGGTCCAAGACTTTCAGCGTGCTATCCGAAAGCAGGGTGTTCGGGGATTCTTGATTGACTGGTGCGGCCATGGTTACTTAGTCTGCTACTATTCGTGGACACCCTGCTGGTCAGGGTTCAGATCAAATGGAATGGGTATATACTGATAGCCGCCGCCCGGAAGCGCTTTTCTTTCATAGCGAATTACGCCTGCGCCGACTTGTATGCTTTGATCCTTATTGTCGAAGGAGATTGAGACTGGCATTGGGGTTACCAAGGCGCGGCCATACACTAGACCAACAGCGCCTCCTTGGCTTATTGCCGATGCGTTGCCACCAAACAGATTTGAGCCTCTGGAGTCGCCCTCGGCGTTATTATTGAAGTTGGGTGTGGGGGTTAGCATCTGGGTAATGCCGCCAAGAACGAGAGAGGCGCTAATGCCCACAAGGGCAGTTCCAACTATGCCAAGTCCGCCACCCGCAGAGGCCATGGCCCACCCGCCAGCCGCGAATCCTCCCGTTAGCGCAATTGAGGCGATAATGGCGATCCCAAGCAGGATTTTTGCGCCGCCACTGTTTCGCCCTTTAGCTACCGGCATGAGGTAAATATTAGCATTCCCACTGCGGTTGTGCAGCTCGCTCTTCTCAATCAGCGCGTCTTTCTTCCCAACTCCAAGGCGATAGAATTTCTTCGCGCCCTCCTTAGACAAATATGCCCTCAGCTTCCCTCTCAGATTCACATCAATCGCGCGAATCGCCTCAGCGGGCGAGCTGACTTTGAGGGTCCATTTCTTGCCAAATAACTGGCCAAGTTTACCCCCGAGATGAATTGTGGTGAGTCCTTCCATTGTAATTGGTTCCTTTCCGCCTTGCTGACTTTAGGAGTTACACGTATTTTGGGCCGATTTCACCAAAGATTTGTGGCGAAACACAGAGATTAGGCGGGAGAACCAGCGTTCCGTCAGGGGCTCCCAGCGTGATAGACCGTTGATTGGGTGATGGAGGAATCGATTGCCACTACCAACAATCCCAAAGTGCTGGGGCATCGCCCTGTCCGTTTTGAACACTAGAAGATCATCAATCTGCACATTTTCTACAGGGATCAGCGCAAAACCCTCTTTCTCATAAGAATGTGCGATAACACCGGCCTCTTCATGAGACATGGACTCATCGCGGTCGTAGTCCCCCAAATAAATCCCATGAGTCGCCCTGAAGTAATTGCGCACCAGCCCATAGCAGTCATCAAAACCCACACACCAAGGCCGCGCTAGAAAGGTCGATTCACTAGACTTTGGGATGTATTCGTGCCAAGAATCCGTGGCAGTGTCATACAAGTAGAAGGGTATCATCATTTCCTCTGCGCACTCCAGATCGGCTGGGGAGAACCCGGGCGACATAACAGGGTGAGAGTGAAAAACTGCCAGCCCGTGACCAAGCCCCTCGGCGAGAATCATATCGTCCATGGAAATCTCAAACTCCTCCTTGGGGTTCTCCGCTACATTTTTGCATGGAAGAATGGCGGGATTTCCAATCCAGTCTCGATAAATGAGCGCGCAGACCTCATTCTCGGGGTCTAGCCGCGCCAAATCGATGAGCTGTTTTTTAATGCCGGTATGCACAGATCAGGTTGTAATCCAATCGGCTCGGGCAGTCCCCGGAAAGGCGGCGATTCTTAGGGATCTGCCCGGGAATCTCAAGGTGCATCCAGAGCATGTCTTTGGGCAGGCATCTGCGACCCATGCACCGGGATTTCCAACCGGGCTGACTCCCACTGTTCCGTTATTCCGACAAACGTAGTAGATTTTGATACCAGACAATTGAGGGAGAGACGAATAGACGAATACCGCATTGCCTTTCGCGTAAGTGGTTGCGGCATTGTAGGCTCCTTGATCGGTTACCGTCATTCCGTAATAGCTCGCAAAAGTTCGATTTGCACTGTCGGCGACTGGAAGACCGGCATACCCGCATGTGCGCGTATCTCTGTATTTCCACGGGGCAGCGCACACATTGGAGATAATTTGCCGTCGTGGCAATTTGACATTCTGCAACTCCAAAGGGCTGGACAGCTCCCACTGTACATACTCCTGATTCTCAGACACCTTGCGATTAACCACCCACGGCTCATCAGGGTACGCCGCCGTAGGGTCTGGGCTATATGGAGAGATCGATCCCGGAAAATTGACCGCATCAATGAACCTTGCAAAAACCCTACGGCGAGTCAGTAGCGCGCCAGTCAAATCATCGTTTTGCAGGAGAAGCGCCGATATAAACCCATTGATGTTTGAAGCCGTAAGCTTTGGACGCGGAAGCGTGCCTTTTCCATCGTAAGCAGATTCGGTCATTTCGATAGGGAATGGCGTATAGGTGATCCCATTGAAAACGATGGGTTTCAAATTCCCGTTTGTGGCTGAACAGAAATAGAAGATTGAGGACATCCCAATGTTGGTTCCATTGAGAATAAACAGGTCCAACAGCGCAGAAGGTGCGAATTTTGTCTGTTCTGCGAGAACTGTTTGTGGTGTATTGGCCATGGTGTTTAGAGGTCAAACACGCGGTTGAGAGTGACGCTGTATGACACAAGCCCAAATGAGTCTGATGTGTAGCTGATGGTTGGGGCTACATATTTCGCATTAGGATTTGTCGCCAAACTAGAGACTGGAAAAAGAACCTCGAAGGCATAGGCTCCCGCCATGTTCTGAATGAAATTCGTCGCCGCCCGAACCTCCTTGTTTCGTCGGGAGGTGTAGACAAAATTGTAATTCTGGTTGTATGAATTTATGCCATTCGGTGATCTTTGAGAGTATCCGTCTCCGAGTTGAGCCGTGATCGTATTGTTGTTCACGTCAGACTTTGTCTGATAGGCGGGAATAAACGCGAATCCTGTGGTCCAGCTGGGATTCAGTCGCCCGGAAATCGCGCCAATCGTGGCGGCGGTAATGCCCTGCGGCCAGCCGGGACTCGTGTAGGAGACAAATCCCTGCCCAGCATCCGTGATCATTCCCGTGTAGTTCAGCGAGCTGTTAAACAGCCCGGTCACATAAATGATTGAGCCGGGATAGAACGTGGGGTTGGAGCCTTGGGTGAAGTTGAGAGTCGCTGTGTCATCGGTGCGTGACCAGCCCGTGACTGGGATGTTGAAACGACCGGTCGGGGTCACGCCCACATTTCCATCTCTCAGACTGTAGTAATACGTCAGGTCTGTGGCCCTCACGCCATCGCCCTGCACCACATCCCACTTGCTGAATGTCACGCTCGCGTTATACGGAGGAAAGTAGTATTGGGAAGGCATGGCAGTCGGGCTAAGGTTTAGATGATTACTGTTTTATGAGATTTGTCAAGCTAAATCCAAAGATTGAAACTCATTCTCATCGCCCCTGAACAAAACGGTTCTTCTGCGCGAAGAATCCATCAGAGCGAGACTGATTCACGAGTTCCTGCTGCACAATCCCTTGAACCTGTTTTTGGAGCTTCATCGCAAAGTCTGGGCCGAAGCCGCCTTGGCCATCTTTCTTGTCAGAAGATGCGGACGCTGAAGAGGTTCCGTTGTTATTGATCTCGATCTTCACGTTGACATTGGACGAGCCGCCGCCACCGCTGGAGCTGGTCATGGGCTTTGCCATTTCCACAGAACCGCCGCCATCAACCATTCCACCGTCTGCAAAAAGACGAGGGGCTTGAAAGTCTACTCCGCCGCCGCCAGTAACCATGCCGCCGCCAGCAAAAAGACGAGGGGGCTGCAAATTCATTCCGCCGCCGCTGGTGACCATGCCGCCAGCCGCAAAAAGGCGAGGTGATTGGAAATTTGCTTCTTCGCCGCTAGAAACTGTGCCGCCATTCGCGAAAAGACGGGGAGATTGGAAGTCGGTTTTTCCACCGCTGGAAACCATACCACCGTTTGCGAAAAGACGAGGCGATTGGAAATTCATTTTTCCAGCATTGGAAACTATGCCTCCATCCGCAAAAAGACGCGGAGACTGGAGATCCATCTTTTCAGAAGCGGTGGCCATGCCGCCGTTTGAGAAAAGGCGAGGAGACTGGAAGTCTACTTTACCACCATTCGCAAAAAGACGCGGAGACTGAAAGTCCACATTCTCTCTATTCGCGAAAGCAATGGAGGGTCGTGGGTCAACCTTTTCGTTAGTGACGAAGGCAAGAGGAGATTGAAAAGCAGGTTTTCCGCTATTGGTCAAAACGCGTGGAGACTGGAAGCCTGTTTTTCCAGCGTCTGCAAAAATACGCGGAGACTGAGGAGCCACTTTCCCGCCATTCTCAAAAAGAGCCGGAGATTCAAAATCGACCATCCCACCATTCGCGTACATTCTGCGGGTGGGCGGGAGCACATAGCCCATTTGATTGGAGCCACCATTGGGATTCGCGCTGAGCCAAGGAAAAAGGCCAGAGGGCGGGGTCATTCCGCGCTGTTCCGTCTCAAGTCTCACGCGATTAGCGCTGATCTCTGTCGCGTTCATCGGCGTGAACTTCGGATCTTTTGGAGCCAGCATGGAGGAAACTCCGCCGAGCAGAGCGGATGCCCCAAGGCCCAACGCGGCCTTTTGCCACATGGGCATAGCTGTTTTTTGAGCCAAAGACGCAGCTGACATGGTGGCCGGGTCCATGTTTCTCACAAAGTCTGAACCCATACCCACGCCCGGGTTCACGTTGGCCTGAAGAGTCGGGCCGCTAGCGGCTGAAGGGCCGAATTGAAATGCGCCAGCCCCAGCATCCGCCTTAAAAAGGCTGCCCGTCTGAGAATAGTTCTGGGCCAGCCCGCCGCCGATTCCACCGATAATAGCTCCTGCGATTGCGCCCTTTTTGCCGCCAGTTGCGTAGCCGAGAGCCCCGCCCATGACCGCACCCATGAGAAGGCCGCCAAAGAATCGGTGTTGGACTTTCCCGTTGACCAGAGAATCGAGGTAGTCAGGTCCCAGTTTGCCTACGGCAGATTTCTTGATGATGAAGGAGCCCGGGGCAAGGCGCGCCGGGACATCGTCTTTAACGCCCGAGCCGCCACGGACCATGCCGCCGTCAGCGTATTTATTCAGGCGGTGAAGGGTGTCGTACCCAATGGACTTCGCGGCTTTCGGCCCAATGTAGTATTCTCCGCCGGTAAGCATCGCGGGGACTTTGCCGCCCATAGCGAAGGGGATAGGGCCGCCGTTAGCGCGGCCAACCGCTGGAGAGGACCCGCCGAACATGGAGCCGAGGATGCCCTGAATGGCTTGGCTCGCGAACATGCGCGAAGCGTCACCAAGGACAGACACCGCGAAGGAGCGGAAAGCATCCTTGCCGGATTTTGCGCCCGTCACAAAGTCACCAAAAGCACCGGACAGATTGGAGGATAGGGACTGTCCGAGGTTCGCGCCGAGGTCGGAGAGATCAGCGAAATCCCTCTTCATTTTTGCGAAAACGGACCCAAAGCCAACCTTTAGACTTTCCATCGAATTGCCTTGCAGGCCTTCCTCTTGGGCTCTCGCAAGACGCTTGCCTGAGATGCTTGAGCCAGACTCAAATTGCCCCACGATTTTCTCAGCGTTCCTCAGTCGCTCAAGCCGCAGGTCGCCCTCTGAGATTCCATTTGAGCGGAACTTTTCTTCAAGGGCCAAATTCTTCCCATTAATCTTCAGTTTGTTAATGGATTCCTCTTCGTCTCCGCGCCTCTTCGCAATGTCAAGAAGGACACGATTGGTCTCAATTGCGTCTTTAAGCGCCTTGTTTTCCGTCGCAACTCCGACGGTTATTTTTTCTTGATTCTGGGTTATTAGCCCCATCATTCTTTCTTTCTCTGCGAGAATAGTCGTTTGCTCAAGCAGTAAATCTCTGACTTTTTCCTCATCATTCTCGCCTCTGGCGGTTCTGAGGCTCGACTCATTGTCCAGTTGTCTGCGCTCGATTGTTCCAAAATTCAACCGTCTTTGCAGTTTCGCGCGTTCTTCTTTGCCGGGCTCATATGAAAGGGAGGCGTTTTCACGCCCCTGTTTCTTGAGGAGATCGGACATCGCACCAATGGATACGTCTGCATCATATCTGTCTTGCGATATATTTCCAGCTTGAAATTCTTTGTTGAGATTAGCGATTCGTCGCTGCGTGTTCAGGGCTTCCGTTATGTCTGGGACATCCCGGCGCTCCAAAGAGCGATTAAAAAGTTCTTCTGCGTTTGCCGCGTTTTTTCCATACTCAGACGCACCGCCAGCTCGTGTTCCTTTAAATCTGTAGTCTTTCTCTAAAGCGCTTGTGTTTTCATCGGTCGCGCGGTTCTGCTCTTCAAGAGATTTGTTTAGACTCTCTTGAGCGCGAACGGCCTCTTGAAGAGCTTTTTTAAACTCGTCCGAGAGCCCGCCAACACCAGCAAGCCCGCTCTTTTTAATCCCCTCAGGTGAAGAAAGGTCCGAGATAAGTCTTTGAAGGTCTCCAGTCCCAGAGATTCCTTTGATTCTCGCAATGGCCTCGGGACTTTCTCCGCCCTTGGCTTTTACCATGCTCAATAGCCTGCTCTGCGTATCTGCAATCTGCGAAGAACTCTCCGTTTTGTATTGAAGCTGTGATGCCTGTTTCGCGTAATAAGACTCAAGCCCAATTTTATTTAGATCGGTTAAACCCGGTGCGGAAAATGCAATTTGCTTCTGAACTCCAAGAATCGACTGATTTGCGCCACCTGTAATTTTCTGAAACTCGCTAGACTGGCGATATTTCTCAGAAAGCTCCGCAATTCCCTTCATGCGCAGAACCTCTTCATTGCTTGTCTTGTCGCTAAGAGCAGCAGCTTTTTTCGTTTGTATCGCAGAATTGATACCGGAAAGGACACCTCTTTGATAAACACCGCCAGACTGAAGATCTTTGCTGCCGACGGTCGCGCCAATTCCGCCCAGAAGAGGACCGATAACTGGGATCATCGAAGCCATTGTCGAGTATTTTGAAAGACTCTCGTTAGGAAGCGTTTCTTTTATTTGACCTTCGGAAACGCCAGCATCTTTGAGGATCTGCTTGATAAACTGAGGGTCTTTGAGAATCTGTTCGCGATATTCATTCAGCTTTTCTGGAGTCTGTTTGGATAAAAATGGCGAAAGTCCAGCACCAATCGTTTTGCGAGCCTTGAGCGTGTCTTTGAAATCTGCTCCAAATATTGATGTTCCTTCGTCCAAGCCGCTACGCACTGAACTCATGGCGTCCCCAGCAATAGAGACGGAAGCTTGTCTGTCCATTATCTCTTCTAGGGCAGCATCTCGCTCAGCTTTTGTTCCTGATATTCCAAGACGTGTTTTTGGATTGTATACGCTGCTTAGAGCTGTGTTCAGGCGTTTTTGAGCCATGAATATCTGTCTTTCGCTACCGCCCTCAGACTTGAGTCTGACAATTTCCTCTGTGATTCGACTTGCTTGGCTGGCATTTTCAAACTCGCGGCGGATCTTATCATTCGCGTCATTGATCTCTTTGGCCAAATCTTCAAAAGACTTTGTGAGCTTGCCTAGCGCGCCCGAGATTAGGCCGATGGCTCCGCCAGCACCCACGCCAATTGCAGTGCCAATTGGTCCGCCAAAACTCCCAATTCCCGCACCAGCTCCCGCCATGGTTAGCATGCTTGTCGCGCCCCCAATGGCCATACCGGAACGCGTCCCACCT